TAAAAGAGACCACGATATGGATTAATCCATCCTTTGTCAGATCACCCAGGGCGGGACCAGCCCTTCCCAAGGTTGATGAACGCCCAATTAAAGCAGCCACGTTTTTCAAGTGTCGATACTTTTCCGATACTCAAGTCTAAGAATCTTGATTTTTTCGATATGAGCGATTCGTACTTGCTCAATTGACGCATGACATTGACCGGCGTCGTATATTCAAACTCAGCGCAAATTCTGTCCGCGAGTGCGTAACGCAAATAGGTGATGTAGAACTCATCGAGCGTCAGGGATAAATCTTGATTGAGCGACACTGCCGAGGGTTGAAACACCCCGTGGATCTCAATCGGATAGTTTTGGTCGGGCTTGAAATAAATGTAAATCGTACCGCCGCCAAAACCTCTTTCGAAGTACCATTGGTACGGAAGCGTTTGGATATTCTCAACACGACTGCTACCAAAGTATTGGTTACGAGGTGTGTACTTCATGGCATAGCGTACTTCCTGGAGATAAAACACCAGGGTGTCGACCTTCACCAATCCGGGAACAAAATATTTTTCAGTGCCGATGATGGCATTAAAATTGTAGGTGGTTTCATAAGGCACCATCGCCTCGTCAACATTCTTTTCAGCCAGGATATCGTTAAGCCATAGCAAAGCATCGCCAAGCTCCCCGCCTTTAACGGTTTCGAATTCACGTGCAACGACACCAGAGGCATAATAAGCGCCGGTTATGAGCTGTGTGACGGTATAGGCCATGAGCGGCTGCCTCCTTGTATAACGGTCCTGGACTCTGGGAGAGAACAGGACCGAGCGATGACACGCTATTCTTATAGCTGGTCGGTATATCCAGCGACTAACAAGCTCAATGAGTCACTGGCAGAGACCTTGTATTGAATGGTCGGAGCGGCAACGTTGAGTTCGGCGGGGACCACGGCCATACCCACTTGAGCGGCTGCAACGCCGTAACCAAAGCGCACAATACCGTTCGTCGCTGTCGAGCCATAAGGCAAGAAATGCGCAACGTTCGTCGCGGAGTTTGCCGTATAGGTCACAACGAGGTTCACATTTGTAGCTTCGGGTGGCACGGCTGTCGTTAGCGCAACATTGGCGTAAGTGGTCGATGTTCCGGCCGAGAGGACACTAATGCCTACGTCGTAGAACATGTTCCGACCCTCTTGCCAGAAGTTCAAGAAATGCGCAGACGAGTCAGTCAAGACATAACCCACACGTCGGAACATGTCATAACCAAAGGGAAGGCTAGGGGCGGTTGAACTCAAAGAGAGTAAGCACGCGCCAGGTTTTTGGTCTGTCGATGAGCCAATGACATAAACGGCGTAGAAGCTTGATGCGACAGCCGCGGCAACATCCACGCCATTGACGCCTACCGTGGTGCTCGTAATGGTGGTAGTTGCGCCGAGGACGATATCAGCCGTGTTCGTCACATCACGGCATTGACCGCTCGTGACTGACAGGGTGGTCGTGCTAAGCCAGTTCATATAACACCCATTCACATACAGCAATCCTGCATTAACAATGGGGGTATTCGGGATTAAGGTAGCCATTATTTTATCTCCATATAAGTTAAATGACCCCTGAACACTCCAGGGGTACTGAGTCAATCCATGACTAGACTGGCAAAGCAATCATCATTGCGTACTCTGGTACGAGCGTTTTTCCCCAAATAATGTCATGCACGAAGCCTTGTTGGTTTTGGCCAAACAGAGTTCCGTAATAACTACGCAGGGATGCGCCGGTATCTGGGTCGGTAATGCTCGATGACGGGAATGGCTCAGTGTTATTGAGCTTTGGCATCGCGACATACAAAGGATTACCCGCCGTAATCAATCCGCAACGGTGGCTTGGCAATACAGTGACCTGCATACCCGCAACGATTGGGTTGTTGATGTTTTGCTCATAGGTCGCTTGGACTTGGAGCGGAGGCGTAATCGAGACAGTGACTTGAGAGCCTGCAGTAGAAGCCGCAGCAGCAGTTGCCGCGAATTGGACTGGAGATTGTGAGACTTGGTGACCGATGAAGGTCAAAAAGCGCATATTGGGCTGACCCGCTACGCCATCACTGAACTGGAATTTGTCATATTGCGCAATACTTAACGCATCTGATGCGGCATGCGTACCTGAGAAGGTAATCGCAATCACAGCGCCATTCGCGTCAAGAGTCGTTGATACAACAGTTAGTACGCTTCCTTGCGTTCCTTCCGTCCCTGAAACGTGGGTTTTCAAAAGATTTGACTCGTACCATTCGCAATTGCTGAATTCGCCAATTTCCCATGACATTGCTTCGCGATTACCGCGGTCAAGGGTGAATTGGTTCAAGCCGCTATTCACGATTAATGGGAAAGTTAAGTCGGACAAGTAACCCATGGTGTGGTCTTTTGCTGCGCCAAAGTTCCTAAAAAAAGCCAATGCGTTCGCTAATTGCAAATATGTACTGATTTGTGTCACGCCATCGCCGAAGAAACGGAAAGTATTCGATTCGGCCAAACCGGCAATATCGGCTTCAACTTGGTTACCTAATTCAGCAACGGCGCTTTTTCCGAACTTGTCGATATAATCGCGGACATTGAAAATAAATTGCTGGGCGGTGAATTCGTAAGCAGTTGAAGCTTGATTCACGACCGCAAGTTGTTGCACACGCTGTACAGCGGCTTGGAATGTTACGACAAGGCTTGCTGTAGTGGTAAAGCGTGGAGGCAAGTCAAACGATACGACGTCGCCTAAGTTTTTAGGGATATCAGTATTAAAATTGTTAAACTTTTTGTTCGATGTGGAGATAAACGCATAGCTGTTTAATAGCAGCGCCAAGTTACTTTCGTTATAAGTAATAACTTGCTGTAAAATGTTATTTGCGGACATTGCAAAACTCCCGTAAGGATTATGTTTTGCAACGACTCAAGTCAGTAGAGCTAGCCTTTCAACCACGGTTGATTGCGAAGATCCCTGATACCCTGTTTGCCGTTGCTTCCCGATATACGGGAAGACGTCATCTGGTCGAGTGGCGGGGGGGCCTGTTGCCCTTGAGATTCATTAGCCGCTTTCCGATTCTCACTAATCGAGTTAGAAAGCTTTAACAATTCCCTTTGTGCAATTTTCGGGCTTACCTTGGCCAGATTATCAATATAGGAGAGCTTCTGCGCATTCTTCGATAGGTCGTAAACCACGTCAGCTGCGTTATCCAGTCCTGCGACCAGATACACAATCTGAGGGAATTCCCTAGGGTCAAAATCCGCCGTCACATCTCCAAAATCTTCGTAAAGGTCTTTGCCGCTGTCCATTTTGCTCATGTAATTGTTAGCAACGCGGGTCATCTCAGCTTCGTTTTGCTTCGTCACCATGTCGGCGTTCATTCGCTCAACGAATTGTTGATACATCGCATTCGAGTCAAAATCACGCGGCACTTCTTCATTGCGTTGTGATTGTTGAACCGCTCGCGCTTGTAACGCTTCGATTTCTTGCTGATGTTTTAATTCAGCTTCCCGCTTAGCTTTCGCTTTTTCACGGCCTACAATTTCATTGACTTGGGACTGAGTAAGAGTTTTTTCCTGCTCACTCGGTGCGTCAATAGCTACGTCGACTTGTTGATTCTCGTCCATTAGATCGTCTTCCTTTTTCGTCACTGTTAACCCGAGTGCGTCGGTAAAAAATCCTCATATCGAGTGAGTTCGCCTATTAGTCCGCATAGGTGCGTAATATATCCACGGAGATAGCCGCGTCTATTTACCTCTAAAATTCAAAGCGCTTTTAACTCGATAACATTATAGCACAGGAAAAACAAAACAATGCAAATACCACCATTATTTGCAATCTTTTTTACCCTTCATTTTACCTTTTTTCATCCCCTTATCTTCTTTCATTTCTTTCATAGGGGATTCTTTTTTCTCGTATTTCATTTTGTCTTTTTTGTCTTTCACTTTTACGCTCCTTTTTTGTTTTTCGATTTTCCCGCATTCATTCTTTTAAGGTTTCCTTAAGCTTCATCATTAATTGATTGATATTGCGTACACCCTTATTAAATTTTTGATGCATCTCTTTGACGTCTTTCGTAACAACCACTGTTATGGCATTTAACTTGTCGATATCGTGCGGGGCTTTCCCAAGTGAAAGTATGCGTTTTCCATATCCCATTATGTCTCACCTTGAATCTTCTGCATTGTCTTTTTCTCCTAGCTGCAGTTCTTGAATGTGCTTGCTAATATTAACCGCACCGTCAATCTCACTTCTAGTATTTTCAGCATCAATTTCGGCGGCTTTCAATTCCATTTCAGTATTACTGTTTTGAATCTTCGACATCACTTCGAGGAATTTTGTTTCTTCGGCGCGCTCTTTTAACTGTAGGTTAGCCGCTTTGTCCGCCGAGTCTTGTTGGATCATCATCACTTCGATTTGCGCTTGCGTTGGGTCTTGTAATTCTTTTTGCGCCATCTGAATGCCAATCTTAGATTTTTCCATCTCCATCGCCTGGCCTTGCGCTTGCATTTGCATAGACTGCTGTTGCGCTTGCATGGCCTGCTGTTGCTGTTGCTGCATTTGCTGCTGGAATTCTTCCGCTTTGGCTTTGAGTCCATCGATGCCGCGTATCTCTATGTTATCCAGAAGCACCGGCAATCCATACTGATTAAAGAACTGGGCGAATGTCGGAGACGCTTGAGATAATGATATGACGGTCTGTAACGCAATCTCTTTTTGCATCGCAAAGTTAACGCCCGCCTCGACTTTCACTTGCAGCATATTGGCGTCAAAGTTCATATACAACGAACCCTTTTTGTTGACCTCCATATACTCGCGTTTTCCATCGGGTTTTAAAATCGGAAGGCTTCGAGGTGTACGATAATAACGTGGGATCATCTCCACAATCATTTGCGCGATACGATTAAGCCCTTTGATATACCCCACATTGTAAGGTACGGATGCGTTGTTGCTTTGGATCGCGCTTCGTGCGAATGCGACACCGGACATCGGCGCTGACGATACGTTATTGCTTTGATAACTTCCCAAAATGGTTTGGGTCATCTCGTCGGTCATTCTGAAAGTGTTGGATATTTCGGGCGGTATTGGAGTTCGGACCACTTCGCGCGGAGGCGGCAATGTCACCGCAGGATTATTCGTGTCCTGGAAATGATTATAGACAAGCGTGCTCGCCTTCTGTGTATTCTGATACGCATTTTGGTATTCGACAGGGATTGATTCAACCGCAACGATAAATTTATGCTGTACCGTATTTTCTAATTCGTTTGCGAGTGACTGTCCCGCGAAGTTTTTAAGACGTTGGAGACCTTTCGCATGATAGACATAAGGGCGCGTCATTTGTTGATATGATCCCGCCTCTTTCATGTAGACGCTATTACCATCAAAGAATACATGCGGTAAAAATTTCTCGTCTGTCTCGGTGTATTCCAATACTTTAGATTCGCAGAATACGTAACGGCAAATACTTTCGATTGTCGTGTTACGAGGCTTTCCTATGGGTTGCGGAGGCTGCTCAATCATCCCACGCTTTTCCCATTCTTTTAGAAATTCTTCGTACTGTTTATCGGTAACCGTGTGACCGTTGGATAGTTTTAATAGCTTGGCTTTCTTAAATTTCTTTTCGTAGTAGTCACAGACTAAAACGATTTCTTCTTCCTCATTCAAGAAGGACCAATCAAAGCCGGATAGCTCGCGAGTAAAGCGCATTTCTTTTAATGCTTCACTTCCATATTTGCGCTCGAACTCCTCGGTTGTCATCGGATAAAGTTCGCCGCAATAGCGCCCATCACCTTTATGACTGGTGCGAGCTAAAGGGTCAAAGAATGTTAATGTAGGGTCAAACACTCGACGCACAACAATGTTTTGCTCGA